ATCTCTCTGCATAATTCTAGCACCATCAATATCAGTATTGTATGTTAACGATACAGTAGCACCACTAATTGCATGTCCTCCAGTAAATAAATCAAATGTATTTGGTTGGAATTGAAGCTCTGCAGATGGATCAAATTTCGGTGTTTGTGAGACTAAAATTAGTTCCCAATCAGTACTATTGATTACATTGACATCTCTAACTAATCCAATTACATGAGTTTTACCTGTAGAACTGTCACTTTGCTTAACAATAACTTTTTCATAACCACGATTCCAAGACTGGAAACCTGCATATGTTCCAGCACCTGAAATTGTCAAAGTACACTTATTGTAATAAGTGTTTAATTCATGATCAAAAACAGTAGCACTTCTTTCTAGATCTTTACCATAGAAAAGAATAATATTTACTTCAGAATACTGTCCAGTAGATGATCGACGTAAAGGTTCTGTAAAGGAAATAGTAGGTCCGCTGATAGTATAAGATTTTCCATATTCTTGTAAAACTCCATCAACAAAAACAAGACTAAATCTGTAATCACCAGCAACTTTGACCTTTCCATCTTGTACAGATGTCATAATAAATGGTCCGCCAGTGCTTCCTGTAATGGCAGTCTTATCAATTCCTAATCTTTCATAAGATCCAATTGATCTGGCAGTAAATGTATCAACTGCTAGGGGTTCTTGTAATTCTTTAACATTATTATTTTGATCCCATAGAGGAGGAGTAGTAAATACAATTTGATTGGGAACATTTGTCCTATCAATGTAATATGCGTCTTCTAAAGGAGTATTTGGTAAATGTTTTGCTTCTTGTAGAACCCCACTCAATGTAATCAAGAGTCTTTCATTTTCATCTAGAATTGCATCCGTACCATCATCATAGTACAAGTCGAATCTTGTATTCTTGCCATCGATATAATCTGGCAATGACAATGCAGCAGAATCCTTACCAACACTTAATGTAGTATTGAGTGCAGAGTAAATCAAATCAATTGCAGATGCTACATCATCACATTCCGATGCCAGCAAAAGAGGATCATCAATGATATCATAATTTGAATAAGATAAAGTAGTTGACCAATTTCCAGCAAAATTACTATTATCTGGAGTTGCAACATACAAATCTTTTCCTACAGTTAATGTATCTTGCACAATCTGTGCCATTGTTGTAATGGAAGATTGAACATTGGCACATTCTGGAGAACTAGGATCAACCGAAACCTCTGCATCAATTACTGGAGCTATGATAGTATCTCCATCCATAAGATTTTTCATAGCAAGAATCATCAAGTCTCTTGCTTTATTGAAAGCATAAACAGTTTGATCTAGTTCTGGACCAATAAAAGATAGTCCACTAGTTCTTCCTTCATAGTAGTACTTACCGAATTGAACAATCCTACTATTTCCACCAAACTTCAAATGATATGCAACATCATTTACAAGTAATCCAATGTCTCTCTTACACTTGTCTTCCATCTTGTACCAAGTGATATTGCCAGTATTAACGCTTGGGAAAGTAACTGTATTGCCCTGTCTGGCATCATCTAATGATGTGATCAATATCTGGATTAAAGTATCAACAGCAGCACGGACATCCGAGCAATTAGTTGCGACAGTATTATCTCCAGAGATAGGATCTGCTACAATACCTAGATCATAATAAACAGAGCGACCCGTTAATGTTGTATATCCAGCAAGTGTTCCACCAGGAGATCCCTGATTAGTAATTACTTGATTGATAATTGTAATCAGTTCGGTATATCCATAAATTCCTTCTTCTAATTCACCAACTAATCCATTACTGATTAAATTATTATCATCATCAAAATACAACTTGGTAGCTTCGACCATGTTTTCGTTGGAAGATCGTCCAAGGTCAGTAGCAACTGCATCAATGACAAGAATAATATCTCTACGGCACTTTTCTCTTCCGTTACTAGCACCACCATAATTAAATCCAGGATATTGAGCATCAATTCTTTCTAAAGTGTAATCTGCCAGGAAATTTTTATTCTTGTAGATTAATCTTCTTGCATCTTTAAAAATAGATGCTTCTAGTGGTTGCTCTGGGTATTGGAATAGTTGATATCCTTCTGTAATTGCAAATGGTGCTTCTCTTTGAATATTTTCTTTGTTTGCAAGAATTAAATTAGCAGCATCATAATATGTTCCATTGTTAACACCACTTAAGAAGAATGTTGCTTGGTTAGATCCCCCAGAGCGAACTCTATAGAAAAATGGATCAAATACACGTAAAGTAGAATTAACACCAACTGTAGTCGTCAATGTAGTAGTATCTACAGTAATATCGAGATCGGTCGTAAGTAGTTCAGAACCTGCAGCACCAGTTGCTGCATTACTTAAACGTAGTTCTGTATTAGAAATAATTTCTGAAATAGTTGTTCCATCTGGATAACTAGTTCCTGCACTGATTTGCATTCCAACAGCAACGTTAGATGTATCATCAACAACCATGATATCACTACCTTGGAAGTATGTAACCCCATCGTATGTGTAGTCCCAATTACGCATTGCCAACTTACAAAGTCTGGCAGCATAAGCAAATCCATCTAAAGTTTCTGTTAATTGGTTTTCAATATGATCTAAAATAACGCCATCATAATAAAGTTTACCATTACTAATGGTATATGAGTTTCCACCAAAACGGAGATCTTTTGCATATCCATCAACAATAAGACCAATATCTCTTATGCATTTTTGCTCAAGAAGATTCCAATTTATACTAGGATATGTAAATTTTAAATATCCAATAGTTTCTTCTTGAATAAAGACTTTATTTTTTTCAACTTGATTTGCGGCATCAATCCACCTTCCATTTCTTTGGAAAATATTTTTAAATCTTCTTAAGTATCTTTGATTGAGTGAATCCCTCTTAAAGCGTAAAGATCTAGCATAGAATCTTACGCCAGGATATTTTGTTTGACTCGAATACTCTATATTTACAGTACCATTTAGAGCAGAACCAGTTGTATGTGTAGGTCCAGTAGATCCAAGGACACCTGTTGTTAAAGCAAGGTAGACAATTCCGTTTGTATGCCAAACAAAATCGCCAGCATTAATAGTAGCACCAGAATACCATGGAGCAATTTTAGATCCATCTTCATAAACAATATTGTCATCAAATGGACCCCTAGGTGGTTCTGAAAATATAATCTTCGTTCCACTTACTGTATACGAAACTCCAGGTTCTTGCAAAATTCCATCTAACGTTACCACCAATTCATTTTCACTAAATGGTGCAAATGGTAAATTTACATCAGTATCAATTAAAGTAAATGTTTTAGTTCCTTCTAATTGACCTGCTTTATCACGATATCTACCATCAAAATTTTCATTAAGATCGATGTTTCTTGCTATAGTTTCGGATAAGTTAAAATCATCAATTTGAACAGATCCTCTGCCCCTCTCTTCGTAACTACTGACAATAGAAACGTTTGAAATTGATTGTGATGCTCTTTCTCTAACGATACTAGTTGTAACTAGGTTACTACTATCATCATACAAAGTAATAATTTTTACCGTATTATGACTTATGCTATCTTCAGGAATTCTGTTGTCTGCCTCGGACTCAACAATCATCTCACCAAACAACTGGAATCCAGCTGGGTGAGTAGACTCTTTTAACAGATCTCTATATTCGTTTATAGATTTTCTAGATTTTACAACATATGAATAGTCTTGGTAGAAATACGAGTCGGTAATCTTTTGCGTTCCAACATTCAATCTACCAGTATCAGTATCAAATCTACCTATATTATTATAATATGATAAAATGTTTGGTTCATAATCAAAAAATTCAACACTTGAAACATTATATGCAAATAGAGGAGTTCTATTTACTTTGACTTGATGACGGTAATAAATGTTGAGATTGATCCCTTGTTCGTAATCAAATATAGTTTCTGTAGGTTTTCTGGAACAAGATACAATAAGAATCTTTTGATCCTCTAACCACTCAATCACTCTCATATCTTGAGTGAAATATAGATAGGCATCGTAATTTCCACTACTTCCAGGTAATGTTGGTGTAAAAGAAGATGAACCGTATGCCCATGTTCCTTGTTTCAGTAGTTCCCCTTTGAAAAATACAGGACTTGGTAGAGATGAGAACTCTGGAGTTTCAATTTTTAGTTTATAGTATGTTCTTAAATTTGGTGATAGTGAATAATCTGAAGTATATCCTCCTCCATTATCGGTAATTCTAATATTAGTTGGAACACCAATAGAATCTGACTCCGCATATGCATCGATAGATTCGACTATTCTTAATACTGGAGTTGTTGTATATCCAGATCCCCCATTAGAAACAATAACTCGGACAACTTTGTTATTATTAGTCAGAACTTCAAAGTTATATCCACTACCGCCACCAGAAATTACAACAACTTTTGGATTTACATATCCTTTACCGCTATAATCTATATTAACTGAAGTAATAGTATCTGTTACTGCATTATAGATTGGAGTAACTATTGCTTCGTTTATTTTGGTTGGCAAAACACCATCAATTTTTGGTAGCGATTTATATCCAGATCCAAAATTAGTAACAGTAATTGAATCAACTACTCCTATGGCAGATAAAGAAGAGGTGGTATATGTAATGCTTCCATTTCCATCAGTTTGTGGAGTACTATCTAAAAGATATGCAAATGCAGTATCAGAAACGTAATCTACTTGATGTTGTCCTTGTAAAGGATCTTCTATAATTTTTAAGTAAGATCCTTCTGTATCCGTTGTATATGTACCATCGGTATCTTGAGAAGAATAGTAATAATTTGTGTACTTAATGTCTTCTCTTTCTTTTGTTTCTGTCCAATTACTAAATGTTCCAAATTCTTCATAATGTATAGGTCTAACTTTATATCCAAATACAACTTCTAGTCCATTGACAGTTCTGACTTGTTGAATAGTATAAATGTTTCCATTAATACTAGGAGACAAAATAAATGTCTCTCTATTCATTGAATAGTGTGTTGTATCGAACAGATACTTGTGGTATTGTTGAATTTCAAGTATTGGATTAGTTTCAAAATCATATTCAGTCGGAGATGAAACAGTTGAAAATTCTAGTTTGGATACAGGAGAATCAATAAGCGAAATTGAAACAGATTTTGCTGGGGTGCTCGCATCATTGAAAGTACTTGTTAATGATAATGGGTTGCCATTACTATTATCAATTCCATAATCAAATGAAACTAGTATTTCTTGTGTGGATTCATTATATGAAATAACTTTTGGATCAAAATTGGTAGATCCTAAACGTTGTCCCAAACTAAATCTATACCTAGAATTGTAGCTGGAAACATCTTCGTTGAAATAATGATCTGCTGCAGAAGTTCCTTCTTGCGCTCTTGCGATACCAATTAATTTATTGACTGGATCTACACTAGTTACTAAAACAATCTCATCAAATATTTTTAGTAAATCATTTTCCGAAATGTCTCGCACTTCGCCTAATTGTGCAGTTGTGTTATCTCTTCCAAGACCTGCATGATCAACTTGCAGTATAATTTGAGGAATTCCAGGAGTTCCAGAAGCTCCAAGGATTCCTGGAGGAATAGTTAGAAGGTCTCCTTTAGAATAACCATAACCAGGATTAACAATTTCAATTGATGATACAAATCCACCGTTATCAACAGTTACATTTGCTGTAGCATTTGCTGGATCTCCGCCAAGTCCGATACCACTCCTAACTTCTTCTAGATCGTAGAATACTAATTCTACATCTTGATATATTCCAGGTGCATATTCAGTACCTCTGTTTAAGAAATCTACTCTTCCGACACCAGAAGTTTTCAACAAAGTTTTTGTCAAAATTGGTTTAAGAACACCAGTTTGGAAAGTCTTCCTTCTAACAGCATAATCAAAACGATTATCTGGATCTATTTTTACATCTACAAAACTACCAACTGACAATCCATGTGGATTGGTTGCTTTAATTACACCGATATTTGTATTAATTGAGAATGGAACTAATCCAGAACTTAAAGATCTGTAATTAATTAAAGAAGAAGCAACAGTATCAATTAATTTATCACTTTGGAAATAAGGTTCTCTGACAAGAAAAGTTATACCAGCAGATTCTGATGTAACAGTTCCATTTCTATGTGTAGGTGGAACATCTCCAACAGTAGCAAAAACTGCAGATGGATTAGATGGATCTATTCTATAGATGTTATCGTCAAAGGTAATATAGTCTCCATTAGAATATTGCTTAAACGGTTCCCAATCAAGAATATCAAAAGTTCCTGAATCTACTCGTAATCTTACAGAATTTTGTCTAATTGTTCCATCCAGAACTGTTCCACTTGCAATAACCACTGTACCATCAGTCCATGATAAAACCGCACCTTGAGTATATGAAGAATCTTGTGATAGTAGTATATTTACAACTTCAGTAGAAGAAGTGTATAGGTCATCATTATTAAATGATCCACTCGTATCTGTTAGAACTAACTCTGTGCCATTAGTAACATTTCCAAGAATAGTTCCAGCTGCGCCAGTATTTGCCTGCGTTAAAGTATCTCCATCAAACAAATATGCAGATGTTGTTAGTTCTAGTTTAACTGCTTTAGTTTCTTGAGATTCTAATGCAGATACTGGTTGTCCTTTAACCGAAGATACAACGCCACTAGCACTATCACCAGTGCTACCAGAAGACTCGAAGAATACTTCTGCTCCTGGAGAGAAGTTTTCTGGACTGTTCTGTACAACAACATTACTAACTCCACCATCTTGGATAGAATCAACTATTGCGTTAGTGGATCTACCATTTTCAATAAAATTACTGTAAGATTCCAATGAGTATGTCTCATTGAATTTACTATATTCCAAATATCTGGCGTTGATACTAGTATTGTAATCCTTTGTCCTGTTAAAAACTCTTTTTAGATTTCTTGGTAAATCTGCCTGACTTAAATTCTCTTTAAAGTTAGACTCTGCTGGAACAGAATAATAAGATGGACCAACAAACCAAGGATATGCTGGTTTGCTTGAAGTATTGACACTGGAAAAATAAGCATATGTCCCATTTGGATATTCTGGTGTTACGCAATATCTACCATTATTCTCATCTAGAACTGTTATGCCATAACTACTATTATATTCGTAATAATAATCATCTACAAAAGTTCCAAGAACATATGAAGATGTAGATGGTCCATTTGGTCTGGATGTTTTTAGTTTGTAACCAGATCCCATGAATGATACGCCTTGAGTCGCATCTAGAGGATTAGTGTAACCAGTGGGACCATAGATTGGATTTCCATCATAAGCAAATCCAATTAACTCGGAATGATTGCTTAATTCTGAATACAGAGTTGGTTGGAATCCAGAGTTTCCTAAAATAGCACTATAATATCCACCAATATTAACATTGTCACTTGGCAATGAAATTATTTGATAGATGTATGGATCTAAATTTTTACCGTATGGATTAGATGCTAAAATTTTCTTTGATTTTTCCTTATACCATCTTTTTACTGTTGATGCAGCTGCAGCATTTTCTCCTACAGGTACAATTTCAATTTGAATGTTTTCTTGACTATAGAAATTTCCTTCATTAACGGCAGTAAATCCAACAACTCTACCATTAGTATCAATTTCTGAAGTATATTCAGCAAATCTACCTCTTCCAACGCCATCAATAATTCTAACTGTTGGGGGAGTAACATAATACTCTCCTGGTTGAATTATATCAATTTTAGTTACTTTTCCATTAGTTACAGTTGCTTCTGCAGTTGCTTTCCTGCCAGATGTAATTGTAACTACGGGATCTTTTGTAAACGAACCTTCTTTGAATGTGGTAATTGATCCAATAGTATTTCCAGAAAGAGATGCAATAGCAAATCCAGGTCTATTATCTAATAAGATAACAGGAGGGTTCTGATAATTTTTACCCTTGTTTGTAATTTGATATGATTCTACATCTCCAAAAATTACAAATTCGGAATCCCTGGAACTTAAAATAGGGAGACCCTGTACAGAAATACCAACTGATCTATCGCCACTATCATATTTTTCTGTAGTGGTTAATGGATTCCTTCTGATTAAGCTTAAGAAGTTTTGATGCTTATTTGGATACCCATTGGCATCTGGATTGTATACACTTGACTTAACATATTGACCACCACTACAAACATAGTAAAACTCTTCATCCTCAAATAGTGCTTCAACATATTTGTCGTTTAATGTGCTTCCTTCACTGTTATCGCTAAATTTGAAAAGACTTCCAGTTGGATTTTGTAGATACCAACTATCTTCTTTTGGATTTCCAATACTGACAGTTTCAAGCGCAGAAACTGATTGTAGTACGTCGCCAACTCTTGATAGAGGAGTGCCATTTGAAACTGGTACATCATATACAAGACCAACAGGAATACACTGAATATTTTCCGATCTGATTACATTAACTCCATAAACAGGAGTCTGAATTGAATATGCTAAATTAGCAGATCTTTGGTCAATAATGAAACCAACAGAAGAACGACTACTAAAAGTAATTATTTCGGTTCCAATAATTAAAGATCCCTGTTGACCAGACCAACCTTGTGTTGATAATACTTTAATTTTTGATCCTGTCGTATCTGTAGAAGAAACAGCACCAATCAAACAACTTTTTTGGGATACTGTAAATTTACCACTAATAGTTTCTTCTGCTAGAATAATATCATATAAAGCATCACCATTAATTGATTTGTAAAATCTTACATTATCAACGGTTGCAGATACTAGAACATCTCCTTGAATTTGTTCAATTCTCTTTCCAAGGAGATCCATTGGATCACCAACAAATGCTTTTACACGCAAAGAGTATAATTTTGTCCAGTTTGAAGTGGACGCTTTGATAGTATAATCTTTTGGATTGTAGGTAGATACTAAATCTTCTTCGCCTGCTTGTGTTAATACAGAATTAAAAATAAACTTGATGGACTTCTCGCTGCCCTTTGACTTATAAAAGTCTCCGACATTTTTGATTAATGTGCGTTTATCTGCAGCATTAGATAGATACTTTTCTGGAAATCCATCCAAATACTGAAGTTCAAAACTTCTTACAATAGCGTATAAGAATAGATTACTGACATTATATACGGGTGCTCCTAGAAAATGAGCAACACTTTCTGTAGAAACAAAATTAGATTCCTCATAAAGGTCTCCAAGTTTCATATTGCCACTCACACCACGAGTGACACCCTTTAAAACATTGCCACTACGTTCCGTATAGAAACAAATTTCTTCATTAACACGAACATATCCTCCGCGTTTTGGAAAAGACTCTCCATCTTCTAGAGTAATTTCCGTATCAGTTGCGCTGATATTTGCTGCAAGAGTATTTTGACCCTTAAGAACTTCCTTACTAAAAGTTCCGATATCTAGATACTTATCTAGATTATTGATGATATCTAATGGTTGACCTTGTACTTCTAATTGCTCATAGTAAGATCTCAAGAATTTACCAAAATTCTCATACTCATCATTAATAAATCTAGGGAGTTGGGTCTCAATAAGATTTGAGATTTTTCTCTTGTTATCTAACATCTACTATGACTCTTGGTAAGCAGTGAATTTACTGTTTGCAATATCAACGTCGAGATATACTTCTCTTTTCGCTACGATATCATTATATCTTGGTCTGGCACGAAGTTCAATTCTATTGTCACTGTATGTTCCCTTAATGATAGTTAAACTATCAATTTTAAACTCACCATGGGCATAATCAACAGTGCCAATTTCAGGATCTATAGTAATCTTCTCGCCAGTCACAGAATCTAATCTATATAGGGCAACTTTGCCGTCCCTGTCTTCCATATAGACTGTGTAAGTGGGATATTGTTGTACAGTAAAACCACTCGAAAAGACTACATTTTCGTCATCACAATCAGAATCAAATTCATTTTGATAACAAATTTCATAGAATGATGCAGAATTGATCTGTGGATAGAAATCTTTTCTCATCATTACACTAGTAAGATTAGATGAAATCGATCGATCAGCATCATCAATCACACCAATATACTTACTATATCTAAACTTTCCGTTGAATTTTTCTGTGTTAGATCCTGAAGTGTATAATTGAACACTATCAATTGCTTTTTTACGAATCTCTGCCTTTGTTAATCTAGTTACAGTAGTATCATAATAAATTTTTGATGTCAACTCAACATAAAGAATTGAAGGATCCTTAATTTCTGGTGTAACAGACGCAACCATAAATGGTTTTAGTTTAGTTACAATTTGTTGTTTTGTAAACGAAGTTAGATATGCAGAACCTTCTGGTTTAATTGCAATGAATACCTTACCATACTGTGGTGGTTCTTCTTCCTCACCACCATATGTAATGATGTCTGCAACTGCAGGATAAACGTTTCTTACAAGGGCAGCGTAATCTCTCGCTGTAACCGCCCTGTTCTGCGTTGCAAACAGTTTGGGGGCATTGTACTTAATCTTGTCAATTGACTCAATAGAAGCGCCTCCAAACGCCTTTGACGAAGGGTTAATGTTAGAGACTGTATATGTCCAGTTAGAATTGGTTGTATCGTCTTCTAATACACCAGCAAATGTGAAATTCTGGACATCATTTGCTGCAGCACCATTGGAGATGAGATATCTTACCTCAATAAACTCTCCATTTTCTAAAGCACGCCCAAATACACCATCACCAAAAAGAATCTCATAACGCTCATCTTCAGTTTCATCGATGAAGTAAACCTTTGAATACTGGTCTACATCCAAAATATCAGATTCTTGTTGATAAACTTGATATGATGTTGAGTTTTCTGATTGATAGATCCTAGCTTCAATGGTAGTGGTATCGACATTTTTATTCTCGATAACAAAACGTTGCTTTTCCAGAGAAGTATCTACAGTATAAGAATTTCTAATCCAACTGCCTTCTCTTACTTCAACGTTATAAAAGTTTGCTACTCCTGCGTTTACGTTGACCTTTTGGTCTTGTAGAGTGACGAAACGATAAGGAGTATCATCAAATGTTGCTTGGAATCCAGTACCAGCCTTAAGAGTGATAAAACTAGGAAAGGATCCTGTAAAATTTACCTGAAAACTAATTTCAGTTTGGGGTGCCGTAATTGACTTCGGCGTGTATCCTAATTGCTTTGCAATACGTACTACATTGTCTCTCAACGTCGCTGAATCAAGAAACAGTTCGTTCACCACCATATTGGTGTTAAACGCCGTGTAGTACGTATTATATGCCAATACATCAAGAATATGACTTAAGGCAGAACCTTCAAAGTCATATGATGTAAAATCACTATTCGCTCTCAAATATTCTTTGAGGGAAGTTTTTATATCAATATAATCTAAATTTGATACTTGAGTGTAAGGCATTTATCTAGTTCTTTCTAGGAAAAATTCGATATCATATACTGTGTCTTGTCTACCAACAATTTTGAAGGTTAGTTCGACTTCATAACCATTATCTTCAAAATTTGGTTCTGTACGAAGTTCTTGAACCTCAACACGAGGTTCATACACAGAAAGTACTCGACGAATTTCATCTTCGATCAAACCAATTGTACCAAAGTCCATTGGTTCAAAGAGGAGGGTCATTAAATCAGAACCAAGATCTGGTAGAAAAAATCTCTCCCCTTTGTTTGTTAAAATTAAATTTTTAACAGCTTGCTTAATATCCACATCGTTCTTAACGGTAACAAGATCGTTAGTGATCGGATGCTTTTTAAAAGCAACGCCAATGTCCTTAAATTCGGTGTACTTTGGCACTTTAGATATGGTGGTTTCAATTATTTATCCACCACTTATATATTTACTGCGCCCAACGCTCAACAAACTCTTTAGATGGACGTTGAAGGTCTTCTGGCACAGCGTATAGTTCTTCCTTCTTTTTTGCTCTACGCTGCTTTGCAGCAGCATCTAGGTATCTATCAGAGTCTGTTTCAGTGATAAGAGTCATGCCCTCATCAACAAAACTTTGACTCTTATCAACTTGATGATGGTTGCCCATGTTTACTCCGTTAGAAAAGTGGGTTCAGAACTTTTGATGGGGTTACTATCCCGTTCTTCTGGGGTTTCCCAAAAGTAATCGTCAGTGTCGCCTAATCTACCCCAGTCTAATCCGTTCTCAACTTGATACTCGATTGTCGATACCTTAAAGTCGGGAACTTTTGGTTCAGATGGTGTAATTGACATGTCATATAATCGCATCCTGTTATTAGGATACAATGCAAATTGACCATTCTCTAGTGCAATACAATTATGACTCTTGTGTTCGGCAGGAGCCTCACTTACATTATTATCTATCACATTAGGATCTGCATGATAATTATCTAATGTAAACAAATATTGACCATGCATCTTACCATGGTTCCTCGTGTACAATTCAGCATCCATGGAACTTACAAATCCTTTGTTCATTGCAGTGACACCATAGTCCATACAATTCCAAAATTGTAAGTTAGACAAATCCATATCCACGATCGGCGTTTTCGGCGCTCGGAGAAAGGCGCTTATAGGTAATTTGTCATACATTGCTCCATATTCTGGTAAATACGTCTCAAAATAAAAACAACGTCCAGGTATCGATTTTGCTGATACCCAAACGCCTTGCACAAATTCCCCATGTCCATCTTGATGATCACGCAAGTATTCTTTGCGTACCCAAACTGTCTCTGCAGGAAGATTGCAAATTAATGTCACTTACCCTGTCCTCGGTAAGGCTTTCGTGCCTTATTTCTGCTAGTAGCAGCATACTTCGTGTTCTTCCCATTTCCCTGGCGAGTAGACTTGGGGTGGGATTCGATCATCTGCCGCCCAGACAGACCAACTTTTGATTTTGCCATAGTTAATTAATGAACTTCAGTTATTATAGCACAGTCATAGTGAAATGACTGTACTTGATCCTATTGCTACCGTAATGCCTACTGCAGAATTTAATATATCTCCCACTAGTGCGGGTCGTCTCCCATTAATGAGTACCTTCCCAGATGATGTGGAAATCGCTGTTCTAGTGTTAGTACATGGTGACGGAATAACCGTACAAGGATTTACTCCCACTACTGGTGTTAATACATCACCATCTAACAGCGGCGCAGAACCCTCTATACGGACGTTTAAAGATGTCGGAGTACCTGTGGTGACGAATGGTGGGGTAACGCAACATCCTGCCGCTCCTGTGACGCTTCCAGAGTCTGTTCCAACTCCTACTTTAGGTGCTTGTGTTGTTACTGCTGCTAATTCTGCAGGAGTTAACCCTTGGAGACTTGCATTATAAGCAGATACATCTGCTGCAGTCACACCACTATTGATTAATGCTACTAGTCCTGGCATTCTCTACTCCTGATAAACGTTTTTCTACATCATCTAGATATTCAGTTACCTTCTCGTATCTATTCGAGTTCGGACGACGATACATCAATTGTGGTCTCTGCAGCTGTTGCACCATCTCCTCCAGATTCTTCACTCGCATCTCCAATTCTTGGATCCTCTTGACTGAATTTTGCGAGTCTGTCTGCTGTTTCATTATTTTGTCCACTAAACGTTTGTGCTGCCTTCCCCTCAATGGAATTGCAAAATCCATCGAAGTCTTTTAGAATCTCTTCACGATCTCTCATATACTGATACGGGTCAATCATTTTCCTATGGTGGTAAGTTTTTTCATGATGTGGGAACCTACTATCTTATAAAGTTCTCCAAGTGTTAATGCAATATACGAAAACTCCTCTTCGGGTGTCGTTCTTACATCGACTTTTTTAGTCATTTTTTTGCTGGGAAATTTTTTTCCTTCTCATGGTTTTAAAAAAACCATTTTCAAAAATATTTAGTGGTCGTCTGGATACTTTTGTAGGTTAGGAGGGACCCATTGATTTTCGCTTGGCGCATCGCCTAGGGGGCATAGGGGGGCATATAACAGTCCAGAAACTGTCTACCCCTGCCCCTATAGGTCAGGCAAGGGCTACGCGATTCACCCATTCACCTGCGCTCTGCTTTAGATTCAGAAGCAGGCGCAGCATGTCGCGACGGCGGACGGTGTGGGTGCTGTAGTGACCCGAATGCCAGAAGACCATGCAACGGCGAGTCATCGGGTAGAGTCTGATCTGCTCGGTTGCTGTGCTGTCGGTGTCGAGGACGATGACTGGATTCATGGGTGCTTGGTTTGTTTCTTTGATTAGTCTACCAGATCAGATGCAGGAGTCAACCCATCGGGCGAATGCCTGCAGCGCCGTCATGTCGAGCGGGTCTGCTGTCTCAAAGATGGGGGCAGTCGAGCGGCGTTGCTTGGTGCTGTTGACAATGAAAACGCTATGCTCTGTCTCATCAGCGAACCATGCTGCAGAGTCAGGGTCTGTCGCATCCTGCCCACTGAACACCGCTGCAGGGATGCCAGGGTAGACACGGCGGATCTTATCGAACTCACTGCAGGCACGATCCAGCATGGATGAGTCTAGATACGTCTTGCCCTCTACAATGAAGATCAGTTCCCCATCCTTGTAAGCATGGATATCGACTTGGGTTTTCTTGTATGACTTGCCGCCTCTGCTCTCGATCATTATATAATCGTTGTGCTTGCATACGATCGATGGATCGACTGCATAGATCACCGCCTGTGCCACGTCCTCATAGAGGTCGCCCATCGATGCCCTCATCTTGCCGCCTGCATTGTCTTCTGACAGGTAGCGAGCATGAAGAGGGGCGATCGTCTCTTCATAGATGCGAACGGCATTGGAGAGATCAAAGGTTGTGGCGTTCATGGTGTCCGTTTGTTTGTTGTTTGAATTCTACAGGGTCAGGGGCGCAGAAACTCTGCAGTGGAGACCAGTGCGTCAGCTGTCACAGTACGGGCAGGGGCGCTAGTCCAGAAGAGACCAGCGATGGCAGCGATACAAATGAGTTTAAACATGACGGCGTGATAGTAGGATGGGCGACGTGGTTTGGAGAGATACGACAGCATCAGTGGCGGTCGCTGATGCTGAAGGTGCCCCAATCGCCAGCGGGTGCAATCCCTGCTCTGATGCGATCGCGTCTCTCTGTCTCTGCCTGCATCTGGCGTTTGATATTCTCCATGACCTTTGTCATGAGAGGGGAGGGGTTCTCTGATGTGAGGAACATACCGTCAGCAGAGCGGTTGAGTTTGGTTGCTTTGTTTTCCATGCTGTTAGTATAGCGCCCTGGGCTCTCCTGCCTAGGCAAGCAGTGCCAGTTCCTGCTCTGTCACGCTGCTGATGTTGTCGCCTTCATAAACACGCACCCATGGGATAGGATTGCCCTCGGTGAGTTTCCAAATCATTTGATCACCCTCTCGCTCTGCCTGACGGATGGCAGCGATACGGTAGGCATGACCGATGTTGATGGCATAGTCTGCACCGTGCTGATCAAAGGTGCCGAAGGAGGTTGGTTGAACTGCGAACATGATTTGATTGGTTGTTTGTTTGTTGAACTAATTGTAGCAGCAGGGGCAGGGTTGCCTACCCCTAGGAGGACAGTTCAGAGTTCGTCCATCATTTCGTTCATTTCGTCTGCATCGATGGCAGGATCATTCCATGACACACCATCATCAGTCTTGCCTAGCATCCGTCCGATCTGACCATCGGTCATGCAACGGACGAACTTATCCCAAGGCGTCTCATCCTCACTGCAGAACTTCACACATGCCTTTGCCGTGTTGTAAAGGAACTCATCGTTACCGATCCACAGCGAGACATTCCATGTCTCGTAGTTTGCCCATCCGTTGTACGTGGTGTCGGTTGCTGTGCTCATGTTGTTCGTTTGTTTGGTATGTGTTTATTGTAGACCCTAGAGGGGCGTTGCCTACCTCTAGTGTGCCACCTTGCCAATTGGTTGAGGCAGCCGACCAGTTTGTAACATTTAGGGGAAGAACTTACGAAAGATCCAAAGAATGAAATGACTGCCGTCTGTGTTACCTGGGATGATCATGATTGGATGGCGTTGTTAATAAGGAAGGGGGAACAATCTTCCCCCCTTGGTGAACATCAGGCGAACACGAATCCAGAGTAGAAATCTTCTACGTTGTACACTTTAGACTGACCTGCCTGTCCAACGAACTTGCGAACATACCAGAGGAAATCCTTCTGGAATACACCCTCACCAGCAATGCAGAATTCAGAGCACAATGCATTGAGACGTGATTTAGTGGTGACAGATTGCCAACCACCATCAAATAGAGTCAGCGAGGTGTCATCAACCATTGCAATCTTGTTGCCATGGAGGTATACAATAGAAACGCCCATGTTTGTAACAACTTGAGTGTTGCCTGATGACCAGTTCTTGTCTGCCTTGATAGCAGCGATCATCTGGGATTCGATCTTACGCATGAGAGTCGTTGGTTGTTTGACTTGAATGAATAATAGAATGGATGGGGGT